CTTCTTCATAATCTCGGATGCGCTGAAGTGAAGGCGCTTGAAGTCGTAGTACGCCGAATTCATAACACGCTCAAGTTCTCCAGACTCCTCATGCACTTTCTCAGCCCAGATAAAAGCCCCGCCTTCAGCCAACTCATCGTAGACAAGGCTCAGGATATTAGGGCGGTCTGCCAATGGGAGGAACTGAAGCGTAAAGAGTGAGAGGACAAGAGAAGGAGTGGCACCAAGACCACGCAAATTCTTAAATGCTCTTAAGTCTTTACGGACAAACTCAACATTGTCATGGCTATCTGGGAGAAGGTTGTCAGAAATATCAATCCCAAGTTTTGCTCCCTCAAAGGGAATGGACTCAAGAAGTTTGCCTGTCGAGCATCCTAAATCAACTATGCTGAAATCTTCTTTTGCATAAAAGGTAGCCAAGTCTCGAACTGAATCATTCAAAAGATGGTAATTTGGGATGGACTTAGCGATGTGGTCATCAAAGTCTGTAATCGTGTCAAATGAAAATGGCTCAGTAGAACTCATGTAATTTTCTCCCCATTGCTTCAACTACTGGAATTGTTATCGTGCGCCCACATCTTTCGTAGCGCTGTGTGTCTGGAACTCTTGACCCGTCTGCATAGAACTCTGTCCATCCATCAGGTAAACCTTGCAAGCGCTCGCACTCAAGCGGTGTAAGTTTACGAATCCCGAAATTCTCCTCGTCTCCGATTTGAACTCCGTGTCTATCTTGCGCGGTAATTGTGTACATCGGGTCACCATCATCTTTAATCATCCGACCATTCGGACTCTTATTGACTCGGGCTACATCTAAAACAGGGCGAACAAATGGCACATTGCCACCGCCTGTACCCATCTGAGCAAGGAGAGTCGGAACTATTCCTTCATCGTAGGTACGCATTGCTTTATCTCTACGGCTCCATGTCTCAACTACATAAGGTCGAGAGTTCCCGCCTTTGTAGTAATGAGCATCTATGGTTGGAGAAATGTCGGAGAAAAGCCCCTGCCTTCCTTTTTGTTGGCGGATGTTCGTCTCATTATCTCCGCTACCTGTTTTTCCGATAGGGAATACTTTGGGTCTGGCGTGACTTCTAAGATTTGCGATAAGGAATACCCGCTCTCGGTGCTGTGGGATGCCGAAGTTTTGGCTGTCAAGCAACTCCCATTGACAGTCATACCCCATTTCATCCAAGACTGCCAAGATGATTCCAAAGGTTCTTCCTTTGTCGTGGTTGAGGAGTCCTTTGACATTCTCAAATAAGATGTACGGTATTCCTTTATCCCGAGCGAGGCGAAACATTTCAAAAGCGAGTGTGCCTCTAGTGTCCTCCAAAGAGAACCCTGTTCTATTTCCCGCAGTTGAAAAAGTTGCACAAGGAAATCCTCCAACGAGGAGGTCGGCATCTGGAAGGTCTCCAGCGGAAACATCTCTAATGTCTCTGCCGTCTGGTTTGTCTCCAAAGTTTCTTTCATAAATACTCCTAGGTTTCTCTAGCCATTCATTAGCCCACACACATTCGTGACCTGTGTTTTCAAGTCCGAGGCGAAATGCACCAATGCCAGCAAATAACTCAATAAACTTCATTACTCTTTACCTAACTCTCTCTAAGTAAAGGCTTACAGCGCTGGTTTTGCTGGGCGACCTCTACGGCGTACTAAATTTCCAGCCTCGTCATAGACGGGCGCTCGGTCAATATCGTTACGGATGATTTTGTAAATCAACTGCTCTGAAACTCCCATAGCATCTGCAATCTCGCGGTATGTAATACGCTGTTTGCGGAGTCGCAAAATCAACTGCTTACGGCGCTTACCTAAATCTGAAATCTGATTTTGATGTTCTCGCATTGCGTTTGTAAGCATACGAACTTCATCTAAACCACGACCATCTAATTGTTCTGCTGTCTGTACATCGCTCATTATTTCTCTCCTTCGAAGATTTCTTCCCAATTGATGTCGTCATTGCTTGGATGGAACATCCTTTTATTTTGTCTAATCGCCTCTAACTCTGCGCTCATTTTTGCTTTGTGATAAGCAAGTGCATAAGCAATAAAAATAGGTGCGAATAATACAAGAGTAGTAAATAATCCTACTACAGTCAATATTAAATTCCAGTTCATGCTTTCCTCTCTTTCTTTGCCCCTCTTATGTATAGAACTAATGAATTTCTATCGTTTTGAGGAGGTAGAAATATCAGAGACTTCATAAACTTAGATGAGTCATCTGGCAAAATACCTGCATCAACGATTCCGTCAATTGCCGCTTTTACTGCTGGGTTACACGCCCCTACATCCTGTAGGCGACCCCCTTTTTGGTGAGGTTCGACTGTAACTGAAATCCATTCCATCTCTGGCATCTTTTCTGATTTAGCCAGAACATAAAATGCCGAGCGCCAAGTCTTGACCAACTCAGCCCGTTCCCATCGGTTGCCAGCGCGTTCCCCGTTGGTTGTCCAAGGGCGTTGCGCCAACTCAAGGCGGTAGACGAGTTGTTCATGTTCATCGGTTCTGCACAGGCAATCCATGGCTTAAAGATAAGGGTCACCCGAACTCCTGTCGAATTCCCATTTCTCCCCGTCATTGAAGATTTTCCACGCTTTACCGTTATCGTCAATGAAAGGAATTTCCTCGGCGGATTCAACTTTAGTGAGTAAGAATCCTCGCTCCCTAGCCTTATCTCGATAAGACTCAACCCATCCATGACACCCAGTAACTCCCGAGCCACAAAGAAGAATCAAGTTAGCGGGAAAATGCAATTGCTCGTTACGAGAGCCACCCATTTTTCTTGCAACTCTATGGTGAACTGACCAGCCAAAATAATCACCCATGCCTCCGCACTTTTCGCATCGGTAATTGGCTCTGACGAAAACGGTGAAGCGAACCTCATCGCCTACTTTGAGTTTAGGTTTAGCCATTGGAGTCTCGCGTTCGCCAAAGATTCTGTGCAACCAGAGCAGATATGTTCGCTCGTTTGTAGCGCCGTAATCGAAGCCAATCTGCAAATCGGAATATCCTCATAAGTCAGATGCCACCTCTCCGCCACCATCTGCCATATCAGCACTTGATTTGCCTTTCGCTAATGTTTCCCGAATCTGAGATAGATAAAAATTCACTTGTTCTGGTGTTGCCGCTTTTGCCCGAGTATCTTCCAACTCCAACATATAGCGCTGGGTTGCTTCTCGGTCTCTTTCATTTTGTCGCTGTCGAACCCATTCTTTGTTGAAATATACGGGAGCAATAACCTTTTCGTCATTCATGTAATGAATGGACACAAAATACTTTGCGAACTCAAATGTCATGTCTGGCAAAAGGGCGGAATCCCACGCAAGAATCTTTCCCTCATCGGCTTGAAGCCGACCATCAAAAAGACAGGCGTAGGCAAAAAGTTGGGCTACTTCAGAACGGTTCATTCCCTATCGCCCTCTCTCTTTCTTCTTCATCAATAAACTTTTGAGCAATATCAAGCGCTCGCATAACTGAAGTCTCGGTACGAGTCACGGCATTACCGCGACTTGGTAGAGGAGCATCAGTCCAGCGTTCTTGATTCAGCCAAGTAGATGCGTGAGCCGTGAACTCAGCCTGACGATTGGGGTCACTAGCAAATCTCTTTGCTCCCTCAATAATCAACTCAACGGAGGCTTTTTTGCAAGCCTTAATAAATGCTGTCCTTGCCGCGCCTTTGGCTTCTTTCCTTGGATAGATAGCCCAAAACAAATTGAACTCCGAATCCGAAGGATTCGTGTGTATATCTATATTGGGTATGGGTATGGGTATGGGTATGGGATGGGTATGGGGCGGTTGAACTTCGCCATCTGTTACGGTTTCTGTTCGCCGTAACCCTCTTGACTTAGCCATCCGCTCAGCGGCTAATTTACGCTCGGTTTCTATTCTTTCCTTAGTAAATTGATACTCCGAGTAGGACAAAATGACGATGTTATCTGCCACGATTTCCCAAAGGTTCGCATCAACTAGAGCAGAGATTCGAGACGACTTGGAGCGAGATTCGATGAAAGTTCGAACGATGTTCAACGGGATTACGCCGTCAGTTAAATAACGACTCGAATAACAAAGAGCCGTCATATACAACCTGAACTCATCATCCTTCAATCCTTTTATCTTTGGATGGTCAGGAAATGAATCATCAATTTTTACCCAAGTCATTCTCTCTCCTCAAGATTTAGAAGTGATGCCCACAATTCGGACATGATTTCTTTTGCTGGCGTAATTCTATTTTTCGATTGTCTACGAACTCGGGTAACACATAAACCTTGCAACGGTTACGAGTTTCTTTCAATCTCGCAATTCGCTCGGTCAGATGGAGAACGGACAATACACCCGATGCCGACCCATGGTGAAGTCCAAGGGCATCAGCCAACTCTTTCCAAGTTGAACCATGTACGCCCCGATTGGCTAGGAAGGTAAGCGCCGCGATTTGGCGCTTACCCGTAGTTCCATCTGTATCTTGAACTCTTGCTCTTTCCTCAGATGAATCTGAACCTGACCAGCCCGATGTACCGCTATAGGGAACTTCAGGAAACGCTAACTGTGTCATCGCTTGACTCCTTAGTGGTTGAAGTTTCAACTACTGGGGAAGTGCCAACACGGTTCTGAGCCTCCTTGAATGAAATTCGTAAAGTCTCAAGGATTGATGGCTCAATCGCATCTTTGTACTTGGTGATGTAAGCGCCCAACTTTGCAAGTGTTTCCAAGTCAGAAGATTCAGAGATTGCCTTGGCGAGCGCCTTGGTATCAACTACGACCTTTTCTGAACGCTCGTAACTTTGACTATCTGGGTCTGGCTCGTCAGTTGGTAGCGATAGTGTTTGTAGGAGCGCTGTTCGAAATGCAACAGACATCGCCTTAGCGGTTGCCTTGTCTCCTGAGTCCATTGCCTCACCGACTACCGTGGCTTTAATTGCATCTCCACCAGCGCCGATAAATGTGTAGGTCACTTTAACTTTTACATGACCCATGACCGTGCGGTTCTTGCCGATTTCAACTGAAGCGTATTCGTAATCCTCAACTGAGGGAACCACGATTACGCCATGCTTTTGAAGTGCAGGTGATACTGCATTTACAACTGCATCAATTCCGCGGAAGTTAAATCCTTGGGATGCGTTGCGGTCATTCTTCTTAACTGCTCCAACTTCCTTCATTACTTCATTTAGGGCTTGAGCAATTGATAGTGTTTTGGTTTCTGACATTGCCTTCTCTCTCTACTCGGTTACGAACTTGACGGAAGTTTCCGCTGGTACAACCTTGACTTCAGGGATAATTTCGCCTTGGGTTGAAATTACCACACCTTCTTCAGTAATCAAAGCCTTTAACGCAGATTTATCTACATCAGTTTTGATTCTTAGAAGTGTTGGGTCATTGACCTTTGCCCACTCAATGAATTTAGATTCATCATTGAACTCAATGCGTGGCTGACCAGCCGTAGTCTTGAGTGAGCCATGGGGTAAAGTTACCGTTTTGCGACCCTCAGAGCGCTGTAGGAGCGCGTAAGGGGTAAGAACTGCCTCAAAGTACAGGGCATCTCGGTCTAGGGCTGTATTGACCGTTGAGAGCCATTCCGTGATGCGGATAACCTCTGCATCGAAGATGGCTTTGTTCTCGGCTTGCTTGCGCCGAATGACTGCTAATTTGCGAATTGCCCAATCAGCCTTTTGGTCGTTATCAACGACAAAACCCTCATTTTCCGCTGATATTGAAGATATAGCGGGATTGTCGAACTCATTGATTTCTGGTTGTGTTGTCATGTTGCTCCTCTCATAGCGAGAGGATACACACCCCCAGTTGGGTATGTCAAATCCTACAAGCCGATGATTTGCCCAACATATACGGAAGCGCCGACAACTGTTGCAATGATTAAAGCGCCGACAGTACGAACCACCCACTCGGAGCGAGATTCCATCTTTTCAACTCGGTCAAGAATTGACTCCATTGCCTGTTGAAAGCGAGCCGAATCAGATGAGTAGACATCACGGCGAACATAAGTCTCACCGATATTGATGTTGATTTGCTTGACTTCCGTAGTTAGGTCGTCAAGCCTACGCATTATTTCCCCGAGGGTTGGTTCGTGTTCTGCCATGATTATCCTTTGAACTTAGGGCGACCAAAGCCGACAACTGCAAGAGGTAATCCTTTTTTAGCGCTCTTTTTGTAAGCGCGAACCTTCTTGGCAACTTGTCCACCGTTTCGCTGGTCACCTTTCTTGTCTGGGCTGGTATTTCCTTCGATACAGGTAACTGTTCCGTCACCATTATCTTTCAAAACAATTCCTACATGACTGATACGGTCCACGCCATCTGAGGGGAAATCAAAATAGGCAATATCGCCAGGCTGAGGAGTTGCTGTTTCTGCATCTTCCCAAGCCCCTGCCTTCTGATACGCAGTAGCGCCAGCCAGAGTTGAGACTGTATTTACAATCTTGACTCCCGCTTCATTTCCGCACCACATAACAAAAGACCCACACCAAGGCAAAAAGTTAGCCTTTGTGTAAGCGCCGTACTTTGTTTCGTTATCCTTTGGACCTTCGATAGTTCCGATTTCCTTGAAGGCTGTTTGAAGGAAAAGTTCAACTGAACCTTTTTCTGCCATTACTTAGCCGACTTCTTTGCGACAGCCTTTTTAGCAGGTGCCTTCTTTGTAAGTTTCTTAAGACCTTCAGATGCCACTACTTCAGCAATCTTGCCGAAGGCTGGGTCTTGCTTATTGATATAGCGAAGGGCAACTGGCAAAACTGCCGCGATACCTGAAGCCAAAATTGCCTTGCCTGTCTCTAAATCAAGAGCAAGAAGGTCTCCCCCTGTTGCCATAAATGTTGCTGTCATTGCCGCTAAGAATGAGCGACCATAAGATGCGAGCATTGCTTTTTGCTTATCGTTCATTGTGAACTCCTCTACTAGATGTATAAATAATAACCTATAAGTATATCAACCGAGGTTATGATGCTAAATCGCCAAGGCATAAAACATCAGCGCCATTTGTGAGAATAAAAACCGTATCCCCCACTTGTGGCGCGTAACTGTGCATATATTTGACTGAGGGTAAAGTATTTGTATCTCCTGCTATTTGAATATCCACTCTTTTTGGACTGTTATGCAGGGCAACCACATAAGCCTGACGGAGCCTAAGAGTTGGGAAAGTATCCGTACCCTTGATTTGATTTACTAGGTAAGTAAAGTCCACTAGAATCTCCTACTTCTGCCAATGGCGTTCATTGTAGAGGTTGCCGCAAGAGGGATGCTAATTGCATCAAGCATCAAAGTGGAATTGACTCCAGATGCCGAGCGCACAATCTTCACCAAGTCATAGACATCGTGGGCTGGATTCACAATTTGGTCCCATGTGATTTTTTCGGATGCACCAATAACCTTTTTCAACTCAGCGCGAGCCGCTTCTGTAGCCTCCGCAACAGTCAGGATATTAGGCGATGATTTGAATAAGGGAACTGAGCCATAGGTGGTTACATAGGTAGGACTAGACGGGTTATCGTCAAAAGCCTCACCAATAACTCCGATAGTGAGGTTTGTTCCTTCACCTGTGTAGATGACATGGTTATAGGACTCATCGCTAGAAAGGTTGCGACCCAACTGGGTTAGAACTGAATCCTCGCCATCTGTGTACTCAACCAAAGCCTTACCTAAATCTGGGTCTGGAATTGGTCTCATACGAGCCGTGCCGTTTTCATCAAAGTACAAGTCCATGCCAGCCGACTCAGCAATCTTGAGACATTCCCTCCAAGGGTCAGAGGACTGGTCAAGAGACGGATAGATAATAGTGGTGACCTGACCCGTGGCTGGAAAATCTGTTTTTACATTTGGGTATCGGTCTTTGAGGATTTTGGCGATTGCTGTTTCTTTTGGAGTCGCATCATCAATGTAAAAACTATGGTTTGTAAATTTAGCCTTTGCTACTCGTAGGCTTCTGTCGGAGCCTTGAACTGCAATCTTGACACCTTGGGGGCTATCTGAGACTTCTACGGTTGTAAGTTGGAAAACACCCAAAGGCACCAATTCCTCGGTTCCATCTTGATATTGAACCCCTCGATAAATCTTTACTTCACGGTTATAGGGCAAAAGAACGGCTGAACGATTGTTGGTTGGAACAAGGGTTCCATCGCTATCCACGAACTCAAGAGAGCATTGCCTACGGACAGAACGGCGACTGTCAATCGTTACTTCCCCTGCTATTGGGGAGACTGTACTCAAAATGTTTCCATTAGCCGTATCGTAAATCTCTACCTTTATTTTAGATATGTGAGACTTTCGAACTGACGAAAGGAATGTGTCAGTTACGGGATACATTATGGAGCGCCTACCTCAAAGTAATTGACCTTGGCATTGCGGATGAGGTTTGCAATTGGTCCGATTTCTGTCCAAGTTCTATCCACAAAACGAACATACTTTTGACGACCTAGCGGGTCATGGACATGAAGAACGCCTTGGTAAGTTAGAACTGGATAAAGGTCATCCCACTCATCCTCGCCCTGCGTGGTGAACTCATACGAGCCATCAATTCCATAAATGCTGGTGGCAACAACAATGGTCTTGGATGCTCCAAGGGGTTTGAATTGCCCATAGGATTCCACAATCTGTGAATTCAAAGGTTGCTGAACTCGAAGCGAGCGCACCTTGATTGTGGGGCTTTCAATAGCGGTAAATGACCAAACCCTAGGATTTGTAATCTGGATTGGCTCTGTTGATACATAGCCAGATGAAAGAACAGCCATTAGATTTCAGCCCTCGCCTTCGCACGATAAATTACAGTTGTATCAAGAGGAACTTCATAATCATCCAAGGTGGCAATCTGTGATGCAGATGCCGTTACTGGGCTGTTACGAACTGTTGCGAATGTGACTCCAGCATCTTCCGAGCGCTCCACTACAAAAGAGAAAGTAGCAAATCCTCCGCGTGTCCAAACTGGAGTTTCTCCTGCGTGAAAAGCAATCTTGTCTACAAAATGAGTTTCACTTGAGCCAGCGCTTGCAACCTTTACAATTACTTGAGCGTGAGTTGCTGTTGCTGGAGCCGTGCCAGACACATTGCACTCATTCCACGCACTAGATGAATCATTTTCTGCGGTTCCGAAAACCGTTGAGATTGCTGTTCCGCTTGTATTGAGCCAGATGATTCCGACAGAGCATGAACGCGCTGTTGAGTTAGCCCTGAACTCAGCGGTAGCCGAGAACTTATTATTAGCCGTTACTGCAAACTTAGTAGCCGTAGTAGTGGATGCGGTCATATCTCCAGCAGAACCCGAAAGGACTGCTAGTGAAGCGGTACCGCTCGAATACTGCGATGTACTACGAGAGATAGAGCAGTTTGTGACCGCCGCCCATCCAGTTGTGTTTGTTTCAATAGATGCTTGGTTAGCAGAAAGAGCGTTTGTACGACCAAAAATTGTTACGGTAACTGCACCTGTAGTTGAATCGTAGAAAGCCGATACCGTAGGGGTTGCTGGAGAATCAATAGATAAAGTGAACTGAGAATAAGCCCAAGCGCTAAAATAATTTATACCGTTCACAAGAGAAGCAACTCGAACATAGGCTCGATATGTAGTGCTATTGGCTAGGTCGCCTTCAAGAGTTTGACCGTTATTGGTGGATGTAATAATTCCAGTACCGATAGTTGGAGTAGATGTATCAGCGCTAAAACTTGCTCCACCGTAGGTAGTTGAATCAAAAATTTTGATTTCGTATGCGGATTGAGGGCTACCGTCAGAAAATACTGGAGTCCATGTAACTGAAGGAAAAGATGTGTCTGTAATTGTTCCAGAAGGTGCGGTGACTGTAACTGTTGGGCGTGGAGCCGTTGTCACTACTGCGTAAAGTTTGTAAAGGGTAGTTCTGTTTGTTGGACTTGGAGGGGTTACGGTTGAGCCTGTAGCACCATCTGTAAATTTGACTACTAAATTATCGAGGAGCGTTTGTGTCCATGAGGCACCGTTTGGAGCGCTCGTAAGTTTGATACCCAAGTCATAAGTAGTTGCTGTAACTATGCCCTGCTTTGAAACTGGGATGCCATAAGTAACGGTACGACCATTACGGTCTGTGATTACCCCAAGGCTAAACTGAGCAAGAGAATCTGCCGCTAATGATGCAATTCGAGCAAAAAGATTTATTGAAGTGATTGTTTCGTCAGCCGATAATGTTGTAGTTTCGAACTCAGCCTCATAAGAGGCTGGAACTGTTGTGCTTGTACGCTGTAAATAAGTACCATCAGTATTATCTGCTAAAACGGCATAATCAGTACCGCCTGTACCAGTAAATAAAGTATCGCCATTCCAGTTAGCGTTTGGATAAAGTGTGTATTCAGCCATTATTTAGCCGCCAATTCCTTAGCCAAGATTGCAAATGTTTGTTCAATCTTATCGGTAATCATCTTGATTTCTTCTTCTGTGTTCTTAGCACCTGAAGTATTGACAACAACTTGGAAAGCACCCTGTTGGATGAACTGATTATTACCTGATGCGCGTGTAGCAAGGTCAGCCTCAGTAATTCGAGCGAGTTGAGTTTGAGCATTACCAATCAATCTGCCAAACGCCGCATCCGCACCGTATTGACCAATTGCCGCACCTGAAAACGAGATAGCCTTTTGTAGAGCGTTGATTTGTGAAATAGCCTCTGCTCCGCCACCAAGAATTGATGCCGCAAGTTGAGCGCCCTTGACTGGTCCAGATTCAATGATGTCTTTGAGAGCGCCCGAATCCAAGCCCATTGCTTGAAGTGTTGCAATCTGTTGAGCAAACTGGTTGCTCTTATCAAGGCGTTGGCGCATATTCTCAATAAGAGATTTAGCCTTTGGAATAAATCCGTCTGGCAACTCAATACTCTTGAGACCAGCAAAACCCATGATTGTGTCTTTGAGAGAATCAGCGAACTCACCTGATGCTTTACGAAGGTCATCTAAGACACCTTTGATTGAGTCAATACCCGCTTGCATTGCCTCTCGGATGGACTTCATACGCTCTGCCGCTTTGAGTGCATCTTCAGCCGCTTGGTCAGCGTTATCATTAGTATTAGAAGCATCGTTATATTTCTTTTTTTCTTCAGCAAGAATATCGCCGAATCCAAGACCTTCTTTAAGGCTCTCTTTAATCTTGGCAATAAAGTCGCCGATGCCATCGCCAACTGCTGAAGCAAAATCTGTTTTATCTGCAAACTCCATCATGGAGGCTGAAAGACCAATAAGGAACTCGCCCGCCGCATCAGCCTTATCAGCGATGCCATCAATAAAGTTTCCAACTGTTCTAGCAAAGTCAAAGTCTTTTACATCTTGGATAACATCAATCATTTTTCCGAGAGCGCTGGATGCCATTTTTGCCCCAGCAACCATGACTTCAAGAATTTTTGCTCCGTTATCTTTATTGCCAAATTCTTGAACTTTTACAGCAAAATTTGTTAGTGTTTTTTCTGTGGCTCTTAATCCTTTTTCAACCGCGGTTCCAACTCCTGCTATTCCATTTACTGTTGTTTTAACACCTGAAAGAATTCCATCAAATGCGGTTTTACCAAACCCAACAAGAGTTGAGGCAAAACCAGTCACTAATCTTTGTCCAGCATCAAGCCCACTATTGATTCCACTAGCAATCATTCCACCGACTAGAGGAATTTTTTCAAACAAAGCCGCCAGCGCTCGAATCCAGCCAGTCATTTTGTCAAAAACCCAACCAAGGAATTTACCAACTCCAGAGGCTATATTTTCTAAGACTCCAAATATTCCATCTCCAACTTTTGAAATAACTGTCAAAACACCAAGGAAAATTGTCTTAGCCGCACCAAATAGGTCATTGAAGGCTCCGACTAAATCCGCAATAACGCCAATAACAAAGGCAAGGACTCTAATTATTCCTTCAACTACTAAAGAAATTACTTTAATAATTCCATTAAATATAGCCTTGACTACATCGTAAAGAATTCCATGGCTTTCCATAAGGTTGATAAAGGCATCAACAATAAATTTAATTACCTTAAGTTGGAATTGATAATAAGTAAGAACAACATCAATAATGAACTCAAATACCTTTGCTATAACTTCAGCAACAAATCCAAGAACACGAATCCATGAAGCGAAAGCCTTGAGCATATATCCAATAGCCTTAACAATATAGGCAAGAACATAAATAACGGTTTTAATAATAAAGTTAAATACAATACCTACTACCTTGGCTACATCTTTATTTGTCTTGATTAGGTAGCCAAAGGCAACCATAAGGGCAATAATGGCACCAATCATTAAAGGGATTGGGTTAAATGCCATAGTTGCATTAAGCAAACGAACTGCCCCAGTAAGAGCGTTTGTGACAACCGTGACAGCCGTTGTAGCCGCTCCCCAAAGCCATGTAGCCGCTGTGGTTAATAAAATAGTGGCGCGGTAACCAGCATAACCAATTGCAAGAATTCCAATAACAATCGCAAGATTCTTGAACAATCCAATATTAGTTTGAACAAAAGAAATAATTCCGCGAACTGCGCCAGCAACAAGGTTTATTGCTTTTGCTAAGAGAGCAACTGCGACCACAGAAACCGCGCTCATAATCTTTCCAAGTTGAAGGAAGATAGGCAGGATTGGTTTCAAAGCGCTGATGAGATTCAACATGGCATTTCTAACCTGTGTTGAAGTAAGAGCCAAAACAATAAGAGCAACTGGCAATGGAGATAATTTACTCATTACGGAGCCTAGAACTGGAACCATTCCAAACAGTTGCTTACCAGCCATAACAGCAAAACCAGAGCCTACCGCCGCTAAAACAGGGAGTAACATCTCAAACTTTTCAGCCATTGCCACTACGCTTGCTTTAGAATCTTTTAGCGTTCCATCTAAATTTTTGACGGGGGCTGAAGCCTCAGTAAACTTTTTAATTGCATCGCTTAGTTTTGTTACAAATGCTGTGATTGGGGCAGTTAGTTTTACAAATACCATCTGCATTGCTTCTAATACATTTTTGAACTTCTCGCTACCTGTGAAGGCTTTTGATACATTTTTTTCAAGGTCATAGAGACTCTTAATCATTGGACCAAATGCCTTGAGAAGAACTCCACCAACTGCTACTTGAATTTCATTGTGGATACGAGCAAAAGAACGAAGTACCTTGCCAGGACTATCCATCGCCGCTTCGTAAACGCCAGCAACCTTTGCCGCTTCTTTAAGCGCTCCAGTAGCAACTGCCTGTTGTTTCTGTTGATATGTTAAAGCGCTGGCGCTGATTCCAAGGCTTCTTGCAAAAGACTCATACATTTGACCAGCAGATTTTTGAATACCAACTGATTTAAGAACTTCACTTCGCCCCGTGATAACTGCGTGTGTGAGCATATTGTATGTATCGGTAGAGTTTTTACCAGATACAACAGCAAGGTCTTGCGCCGCTCTTGCTAATTCTGAAGCATAAGATAAATCAAGATTATTTTGAGCAAACTTAATGGCTGATTGCTGGGCAATCTCCATCTCAATACCCATGTCTTTTGTGGCTTGAGCCGCATCACGGATTGCCTGATAACCAAGACCCGTTGCTTTTCCAACGGCGTTCATTGCAACATCCAACTCGTCTACGCGAGCCGCCGCCATAAATGCTTTTGTTCCAAATGCAATCATCGCCGCAGTTGCAGTACCCGCCGCAATTCCGATACCCATGACTGCACCGCGCAAAGAAGATGATTGCGCGGTGAAGGTATTCATGGACTGGGTAGCCTGTTGCATACCCCGTGTAAATTGTGCTGTTTCAGCGGTTAGCCGAGCGCGAACTTCCATGGTTGGAGTTTCTGCCATTATCGCCTCGCTTTCGCTCTACGCTCTGCCTTCTCTTGCTCTTTTGCTTTGAGAGTCCATAGCGCAGTCCACTCAGTTAATTCCATACTTGTAAGGGGGCGGTGTGCTGGACTCCCGTAAAGAAGTTCAGCCACCGACCTACCCAACTTTTCTGCTAATTCGAAAAGAAATCTACGCTCAGGATTCTTTAGGAAATCGTGCCTGTGCTTCGTCTACCGCCTCCGCTGTAAGACCAGATGAGCCGAGAGCCTTAGTTGCAAGGCGTTCGACTACTGCACCATTCTTAGAAAGAATGGCTTCCTTATCTTGGTCAGTAAAGACTGGTAGACCTGTTGCTGGGTCATAGACAGTTGCGATAACTGTCATTGCGTACATAAGACCGACATCTGTTTTGTCGCCCTTAGATGCGCCTTCACCCAACTTGGCGCGTTCCGCCGCTGTCATGGAGCGAACTTCTACTTTCACTCCCCACTCTGGAACTTCTACAAGTTCCTTCGTGATGTCATCGGCACTAAAGATTGTTTCTTTGAGACTCATTTATTTCTCCTTGGACACTAGGTTGGTCACGATTTATGAAGTTGTATTGCTATCTAATTATGCGTAAGTACCACGAGTTACTGCACCTGTTACTTGGAATTCTGCTGAGTATGTCACGACATCTCCAACAGCGCCAGACTTCTCGTAAGAAGTCATAATGCACTCACCTGTGTACTTGACCTGTCCAGCAGTTGAACCTTCTGGACCGTATTCGAATGAAACTGTTGCCGCTTGTCCTGCGATTGCCGCTAGGTGAGCATCAACGGTTGCATCGAAGTTACCTGATGCTGAAACGGTTGAGTCAGACAAACCGACAATGTAGGTTTTTGCAGAGGAGCCAAAACTTGTAGTTTCGGCGGTCTCAATTGTTTGAGGGAATGAAACATCTGTAAGTGTGTTTGAAATATCGGTAAGTGTGCCACCTGAATTGTCTACCTTGAATACGGTGGACTTACCATGACGAAATGTAGGCATTTATTATCTCCTTGAAAAAGCCACGATTGGGGTGGCGCTACCTGTGGAACCTGCAACCGTGTAGTTCACGCGCAGGTATCTTGCTACTGATGTTCCAGCCGCAACTTCAACTCGGTAAGAAGTCTTTTGAGTTGATGTGATTGCGGTGAAGGTCACCAAGTCTGTAAAAGTTGAGTTGTCGGCTGACTGCTGAACTTTTACGGTGATATTTCCATTTCGAGTATTAGTCGGAACGGAAAGAAAAGCAACTCCACCATTGGCTGATGAAGCGCTATTGTCCACGCTTGTTCCGCTTGCAGTTGCAGTAACGGCTGAACCAGAGGATAAAATAACCCCGTGGTCTACGCCATTATTTGACTGGAACTCGGCACTTGCCTGAACAACATCTGCGATTGCTCCTGATACCTCGTATGAAGTGGCATCGGACTCAAGCATCACGGCGCGAGCGCCGTTTGAATGACCTTCGGTTGCAACAATAACTTTCTCTTTTGTGGCTGTACCAAGAACTGTTGCAAAAAAACTATCGGTACCAACGCTTGCTGTTCCTTCAAACATACCTGAAAGCGATACGGTTCCATCTTTTAGACCAGAGATGTACTCCTTGGCGCTTGAGCCAAATGTACTCGTCTCGGCTGTCTCAACTGTTGTTGATGCACTTACATCATTGAAATAAGACGAGAAATCAAACTCATCTACAAAAACTCGAACATCTTTACCGTGGCGAAATGTAGGCATTATTCATCCTCATCTGTGGTTGCAGGGGCTTCTTCTTCAATTACCTCAGCCTCAACTGGAGCCTCAACTACAGGTTCGATGATTGGTTCTGGCTTAGGTTCTTCAACTTTATTTGCTGGCTTAGAGGAATCCTCAATAGCGCCAGACTCAAGTAGCCACTTGATTGCTGTGGCAGGTAAATCTTCTACAACATCGCCAATTTCGGCGCGTTTGTTTGGTGGGTAATCAATACCCTGAAGTACGCGGTACTTAGCCATTTATTCCTCCTTGACGGCGCATGGGTAGCCCAAGTACACCGTCTAAGGTCACACGGACACGGAGGTAAGACGACTAACTCGGGCGACTAGCGCACATTAAGAAAAGTGTACCGTATGGGTTTTTAGACGAACTTGCAACGAGTAAGAACTGTTGAGTAAACATCCTTGTACTCATCTGAACCCTTGACTGTTCCCTTGATTTTGACCTTATCGCCAATCTCAACATTGCCACCGCTGGATGAGAACCACTTGAACTGGTAGCCACCTTCGTTTACAAAAGTGAACAATGTTGTCCAGCCGTATTGTGTCTCGAAAGTGTTGGAGCCAGCCACGGTAACTTCAACCTCGACCTTTGCGCCTGTCTCAGCGAACTGCTCCTTCTTGAATTCGACCTTTTCTACGACTGCCTTCTCGCGCTCGTTAGCCTCAACCTTGACGATGCTAACCGCGATACCGACTGTTGAATCCTTTTGGAACTCTAACTGGCAGACGGAGCGCACATTCTGGGCGTATGAACTCTCACCTTCGAAGTTCTTGCCCCACTCGATAAGTTGGCGAGCCTTCTCGTACTCAGCCTCTCCAGCCTCACCGATTTCGTACTTCGCCCAGATTTCGTTGTATTGGTTAATGTTCTTAAGAACGCCCCACACTAAATCTTTTGTGGAGATTCCCTCAGAGGACTTTACATAACCAACCTTGCTGACAGCCTTGATAGCGTGAGCGATAACTCCGACTGTGTTGATTGCGGAGATTCCGCCACCTGACCAGCCATCAAACTCCTCTGCAAAATCTTCTTCTGTAACTAAAGCGCTCGCATAGAAAGTCCAGCCGATGAAGTCCTTAACGCAACTTGAGCCGACCTGACTCAACTTTCCTTCTTCGTTCTTGACGAAGATGACCTTGCCGCGGTTACGAACCTTCTCGCAATGGTCGCAATATCCCTTTTTGACATCAGATACCTGAATTGGGTTTGCATCTGAGAAGCCGTGAAGAATGATTTGCTCCTCAACGAACTCAGCAACGCCCATGAATTCCCAGCCCTGATACTTAAGTGGTTCGCCTTCAATCACTAAGACTTGATACTGGCACTCAACGCCCTTGATTTCTTCCACGCGTTCTTGGATGCTGACTTTGAAACCGCCAGATAATCCTTGCTTTTGACCGCGCTGAGCAATCTTCTGCGCTCTGGCAAGAGTCTTATCAACATTGACTTCAGAGATTCTGAACTCTCTCATGTTGCCCCCTTTCGACAACATAAGTATAACAAACTGGGGTTAAATAATCAAGCCTCTCTACGGGCGCGTTCTTCCCGAATCATCGCCAAAGTTAGAAAATAGCCGATGCCATCTACGACTGTATCGGGCTTAGTTATGTGGGCTTCTCGGGCAATCTTGACTCCGACCATGCAAAGGCTCACCTGCTCGGCTGTGACCGCTATGCCGAGGATAGCGCTCCAGATTTGAGCCGCCCTAGTGAAGTTATCTAGGGGATGCCCATAAGCCTCCTGACGGTCTCCAGAGACGAGTTCAGCCGCATACATGGCTATGTCTCTAGGGTCGTTCATTGAAGTAGTTGGAGGTCTGTTATCCCCCGCTCCGACACAACAAATGTCAGAACTCCTACATCCGCAGTTTCCCCCGTTGATTGACTCCACCATACGCTTCCTCCATCCAACGCGGGGGCTTGGAGCCACTTAACTCCACCCCAATCTGCCATCTTGAGTGAATGATAATGACCAGTCACTAAAATATCGCAATCTCCGATTTTGTTGCGCCCGAGTGTCTGGTCTGCAATCCATCGGCGGAGTTTGGCTTCAACTCCCGCTCCAGCGCGAGCCAGATGACCGTGAGTAATCCCGATGATTTTTGTTCCCACTTCAACTGTCAGCGATAGGGAATCTGTTGGAATAGCGAACTTGATATGCCCATAGGCTTCTGGGTTGGCTTGGAAGATTTCAGCCACGGACTCAACTAAGGCTACATCGTCATTGTCATTGAGAGTCGTGAAGGCTTTTCCGTTCTTACGGTTCTCGCCATGGTTTCCACCAATCGCCGCAACTGTAATTTCAGGAGCGAACTTAGACCAGCGGATTAGAGCATCTCTAAGGAGACGGCGAGCAATTTTTACTTGGTCTCGTCTATCAACTTCCACCGTAAAAGTCTGGATGTCATAATGTCCATCACAACCTTCAACTAAATCACCGAGGCAAAGGACAGTTATGGATTCGATAGGTCTGCCCATCTTTTTCAATTCTTTGTATCGGGCTTCAACATCATCAATGGCTTGGAGCCAGCGACCAACTAAACCTTTAAGTCCATCTCCATCTTTCTTTCCGACCTGCCAATCTGCGGCGACTACAACTAAACTGGCGCTACCTTCAATGAGTGGCTTTCTTTCTCTGGGCTTATGCTTTCGTATCTCCTGAATCAAATGGTCTATATCGGCGCGTTCTTTAGCCCCTTTACGAACGACTCTGCCTTTCCATTGGCGGTTGAGCGCACCTTCGGTGTTCCCCCACACATTGAAAAGGACAGGCTCAACGACAGCGAAGTTGTCGGGGTCAAGACCCCAGATACGAAGAACTCCTGACCAATCTGGGTGAGCATCACCTTCCATCGCCTCGGTAGTTACTACGCCTTCATTGCCATCCCACGAAACCCCAGGAGTCCATTCGGCACTTCTTTTGCGCGACTCCATAGGTTGAGTCGTATTATTTTCTGTTGTTTTTAATAAGTTCTCAAGAGCATCGTCTAAGTTCATTTTTCACACTTGCATCCGTCTAAGCCTTGCAACCTACGGCGGTGACGGCGAACTACATTCGAACTCATCTCGAACCCAAAGTCAGCAAGAACCTTTGTTATTGCGGTTCCTTCAATTGAGGGATTCTTAAGAGTTTCCATTAGTTTTAATGAGAAGGATTCAGGCAACTCCCTCATCAATTTACCCATCGCGCACTCATGCCCAGGCAAGGTCTTTTTTCCATTGAGTGAGTCTAACTTAGAGGTGAATTCATCCAGACTTATTTTTTGACTTACACCTTGGACATCGGATAGACCATGGGCGCGTTGCCGACTCAAAGAGGAGTCTGTCACATTTCCAGCACCTTTGGAACTCGTCTGTCGTTGCGTTTCTGCCATACGGGTCTACCACTCTCTCCTTGGGAGCCGTTGGCTCCGTGGTTATTTCCTCACTAGACATCGGAAATTCGCCGATAGTAGTGGTCTTTGTTTTGGGTCTATACCCAATGGATTTACACTACCCATTGGCTCTATACGCAAAACTGTGACACCCGAAATTGTGACATCAGTTACGGATGCAAGCAAGTTTCGAATCACCTCAATTTTGTCTCTTGCTGTTGGGTAATCATCTTTGCCAGCGCGAGAAATAATTTGAATCATTGGGTAATCAATAACAATTCCGCCCGTACCCATGGTGAAGGCTGGAGGTGAACCAGCGTTCTCATAGACGGCTGTGCAGACATCTGGGGTCTCTGGCAATGTGGCTAAAAATAATGTGGTGCCAAGTGTGCCTTGAGAGGTATGAGCGCCGAAAGCGCTTGAAGTGTTCTGTAGGTAGTCACCTATAGATTCAAGAATTGTTGCCATCAGACTGCTCCGTTCTTTCTAATGAGGTCAATGATACGCCGAGCCATATTTGCCTGAATTTCTGGCAATCTCTCCATGAAAGGTTGCTCCAGATATTTAGCCTGTGTCGGTGCATTGTGATAGTTGCCTAATATCTCATGGACATAAAGGGCGTATGGAGCGGCTGGACCGCCAAAGAAAATATCAACTCCGATACCTGAAGGTGTGTTCATAGGCGCTGAAACTCCGCCTGAGCCACGCAAAGCGCCTGTGTCAATTGGAGTCAAAATCATCGCTCTAGCAAAAATCATGTTGGCTTCTTCAAGAATTACCTGACCGACTATCTTGCCAGCATCTCGACCAGAGACCTCCAGCATATTGCGAAGTTCTTGAGCGCCTTCCAACTCAAAGGTAAAGGTCTGCGCCATGGTTATCTACCGAAGCGTATGACTGTGTGATGCGCTCCATTTTCATCCGCGATATTGTCTACTCCATTGATAGTAAAGGTATCTGCGCCCACAACCATTCTGTGAGATGTGGTGATAGTTGTCCTTGGACCTCTAGTAATAAAGCGCCCAATGTCTGTTACTTCAATTCCTTGGACATCGCGTGTTCGAACCGTATCGTAGATTAGGCGACCAGTAGCAGTAACTTCAGCACCCGCAAAGGTAGCCTTATTGTACTTATCAACTGCGCTCTTAGCCGTGAATACCACGGTATCGGTCATAAACTCAGCAACTTTGTCGTAGATAGCATCTGCCATGGCTATCCCCCTACTCTACGATGCGTGTTTCGTAGTAAGAGTTTGGATTGTCCATTGAGCCAACTACAAAGTCTGTATTGAAGTCAGAAGTGGTCTTGTCATCTGTAGATTTGATTGCATCCGCCTTCGCCCACATTGTAGGTGGAGCCTTACGCAATTTTCTGGCTAAGAAAGAATTAGCAAGGTCTTGATATTCTTTGCCTTTTGCCGCATAAGACTCGGAGACTGAAATATCTCCTACGGTCTTTGATGTGCTATCGGCTAAACGGGTAAAGCGTGAAACTAAAACCTCGCAGGAAGCACGGCATATTTCATAAATATTTGTTCCCCACTCAGTAATAAGATAATCCAACTCCTCATCAGAAAACAAAGCATCGGTTGATAATGTGTCATTGAGAAGAAAACGCACCTTGTTACGGGTGCTTGTAGTTGGGTCTCCTGAATAGGTAAAAGTCATTACATACCGCCGAGTAACAACATGGTTGTACGAGCAAGATTCAATGTCTGCTTTACATTGACGGCATCTGTATCTGTTGATTCTGAGGCATCGCCAAGACCTGTAATTTTGTAAGTACCAGCCGCTAGAGCGTTGCCTAGAGTTCCGTTGGTGATAGTTGAACTTGTGATAGTCGAACTCGTAATTGTTGCGCTAGTTACTGCTGTAATGCCTGTTAGGTTTCCAGTCGTAATGACCGTTCCAGCCACATCTGCGAAAGTAACTAATCTGTCAGCAGTTGGGTCTACAACTGTAAGAGTTGTTTCAAACCCATTGGCTGTAGCGCCTTCAAAGACCAACTCAGTTGGAATCTGGATATTGCCAGTAAAAGTTGCTCCAGAAAGAAGGGCATAATCATTTAACTCTGTATCTACATCTGTAGCGAGGTTCTGAATATCGGTGTGGATGGCAGGGTTGTCTCCTGCGCTTGGATAGCGCAAACCTTTTGTTGTTGTACCTGCCATTTTATACTCCTATTGGTAATAATTAGATTACGAGAACTGCGGCTTCTTCAGCGGTGAGAGGTTCGCCAGCAATAAGTTTGGCTTTAGCAGATACCTTTAGAGCCTCTTTTGCTTCTATTTCAGCCTGAAGGGTTGCTTGTGCTGTCGCATTAGCAGCCGCATCTTGGTCACGCTGAGCAATTTCTTCTGGCGTTAAGTCAATATATTGAGATATGCCCGTGGCTACATCTACAACAAGTTTCTTAAGTGTTTCTGACATTATTCTTCTCCTTCTGTAAGGATTACATGGATAGCATCTGGACAAGACCAAGTGCAAGTTTCTTCATCTAAAACTACCTTGTCTGGATGGCAGTCTGGCTTTACTTCAATGAAAGCATCGCGCCCTTCGTCATAATACATCCCAATTCCCGCAAAATTCTTGCGGATGTTTCCGTTATATGAGGTCTTGACCCAAGTGCCACCAAGACTATTCATAAAGGCTTCGCCTTCATCTGGCTCGCCGTTATTTCCAACGAGTACACGGAGAACAATGTTGTTCTCATCTATTTCTGCCCAATGCGACATATTTATTTCTCCTTTACACCATTGGATAACGAACGATAATTATTCCAGACCCACCTGAGCCTGAAGTCTTTCTGCTTGCCTCATCATAACCACCAATTCCGCCTCCACCACCACCCGTATTCGGAGTTCCTGAAGTTGCTGTTTGCGCACCACTAGCGGCATTTGGACCTGCTCCGCCTCCACCTAGACCACCTGCTCCTAGATTGCCAACACCTGAGCCACCACCGCCACCTGCATAATAAACTGTTCCACTAGAGTTCTGACCAGTCGTAGTTGCTAGACCCCATGATGAATATGAGGAACTTCCAACACCGCCATCGCCATCGCCAGCATTTGTTCTATTCACGCCAGCCGCGCCCGCGCCGCCGCCGCCAACTCCGTTACGACCACCTGCCCCAGAACTTAGAGCATCTCCGCCCTTAAACCCCTGACCTGATGTTGGAGAGCCACCGAACTGTGAAGTTGAGTTTGACCAACGACCAGCACCACCACCCGAACCACCATTACCGCCGTTTCCTCCTACGCCATCTAGGAGTCCGCCACCACCAAAACCTCCACCTTTTACTAAGGTGAGTGAAGCAAATTGCGAATCACTTCCTGTAAGTCCATTTTTAGCGGCGACTCCTCCTGTTCTAGAGATTGAAGCCGCACCCCCACCAACAAGGCAGTTGTACTGTGTTCCTGTGGTAAGTGATTGGGATGCAAATTCAAGTAATCCACCCGCACCGCCGCCACCTGCTCCGCCCGAGTTTCCTCCAGATGCACCAGAACCACCACCTGCAACTACTAATATATTGGCAGTTAAGTCTTTGGCTGGAACGAAGTCTCCAGATGATAAGAAGGCGTGATACCAATAAGTTCCATCGTTAGCAATAACATTTCCACCGCTTGCAGAAGGACCGACTGCTGGAGTCAAAGTTGATGATGCTAAACCATAAAGTGCAAAGGTGCTACCCGCCAACCAAGAGTTAGTATTTGGAGAAAGACTTATGGATGTAATTGCCGCGGTACTTGCCCATACACAGTAGGCATTTAATATAGACCCACGCGTGGTAGAGATGTTTGGCGTAACACAATCTACTGACCAAATTTTGTTTGTTGTTGATGACCTGTAATTCGGAATATAAATTTCAACATTATTAAACATAAAAGCATTTTGCCCAGTTTGGCTTGTAAAATCAGAAGGAGGTACTGTTCCAGCAAGCCCCTTATTTCCTGAACTACCGAAATAAGCAGTACCAGAACTTACGCTGTTTACGCCTTCTCCTTGTATCCATATTTCTGAATACCCAGATGTACTGCCATTAAAATAAATGTTTTGTCTATCCTGATAGGTAGCAGTTCCACCAGTTGCTCCAGAACTGCGACCAGACATAGTAACTTTTAAGTCGCTATAACCAGAGGTAGGCAGATTATCAAAGGTAACTGATGCAGTTGTTGTGTTTACAGTAATGCTATCTAGTAATACATAATTTTCAGCCATTTTTATCTCCCTTAAGCCTTCAGATAGCGAACAATAACAATGCCTGATGCACCTTGACCATTATTAGTGCCGTTAGCGCCACCGCCCCCGCCACTACCTGTGTGTTGAAGTCCAGTTCCAGCATTGCGGAACTTATATGTTCCTCCAACACCGCCACCACCAAGACCGCCGTTTCCAGGAGTACCAAAGTCATTTGCTTCACCAACAGAGCCACCACCGCCACCTGCAAAATAACCACCATCGCCAAATCCAGTAGCAGAACACCAAGCCGCTAAAGAGCCGATAGATGAAGCAAGCGTATTAACACCGTTTCCACCGTTACCACCCGTACCTGTTTGTCCTACTCCGCTTCCTGCTGTACCAGCCGTACCCGCACCACCGCCGCCTCCAGAGGCTAGGTATTCACCGTTAGAACCAGATTGACCAGCACCACCGTTGTTACCTTGTCCTGATGGAGATGCAGTTCCACCAGTTCCAGCAGTACCTAAATCATAACCTGTACCACCTCCACCTCCTGAACCACCATTGGAGCCGTTGCGTTGCATTGTTCCAAGAGAACCACCTCCACCGCCTCCAACAACAGCCGTAAGACCGCCAAATTGTGAGTTGCTTCCAGAAGTACCTCTTAAGTTATTTGAGGCAACACCTCCACCTCCTGCACCAACCGTGACCGTATATCCAGTTGCGGTTAGAGATTGTGAAGCGAAGCCAAGAATACCGCCAGCGCCGCCGCCTCCACCAACATTCGCACCACCCGAGCCACCACCTGCGATTGCTAAAATGTCAGCAGTTAGTGATTGGTTCGGCGTGAAAGTTCCTGAATATGGAAACGCGTGATACCAATGAGTTGAATCTGAATAAACATATCCACCAGTTGCTTTAGTTGTTGTTTCAGCCGCCCACGCTTTAATACCAAATAAAGAAAAAGTAGTGCCAACGGCAAAAGTGGTATCTGTAAATAATGTAATACTTGTGATTGCTTGAAATGCTGAACCAGTTGAGCCACGCCACATGCCAGTAGTTGCTACTGTTCCATCAGGTGCAGAACCTCGCTGTAGACAGGCTTTGTAGGTTGTGGTATTTGCATAATTGAATATATCCATATTCAACAAAGTGGGAGTTGTACCCAAGCCACTAGCATAAATGTTTGAAGTAGATGATGTCTTTCCTGAAGTAGCCGCACTTCCAGAACCGAACATATAAATCATAGAATAGTTATTACCAGTATCACCATTGAAGCGAATATAGATATTATTGGCAGTTACAGCCGCTTGTGCAATACCGCTAATTCGTAAATCTGTATAACCCGTAATTCCTGTTAGGTCTAATGTAACTGAAGCAGTTGCTACCGTTACTGTTTCAGTTCTAAGTGCTACATAAGTATTTGTACTCATATTATTTCACTCCGTATAGTGCAAAATGTGAATTGGCATTGAATACTTTTCCACCAGCGATATTACCGTGGATAATTTCTATCTGCTGAATAGGGTTTGGTTCTTGCCAACCAGAACTCATTGGACCCATATATGATAAAGAGGCATTTCTGCTTGTACCGTGTAGTGTGCGTACGCTTTTCATTGTGTTGTAAACGGAGTAATCAAAAATATCGCAAATTGCTACCGTAGGATATGTTGCGTCTCCTGTGTATGCACCACCCACAAAGGTAACGGGATTCCCAGCCTGACTAAATGTTGGAGTGCCACTACCGTTAGCATCAATTTGATGAACACCGTAATAAGTATCCGCAACTCCATTGAATCGCAACATGATGTAATTATCTTGACCGCTTGAAAGGTTTGCTATTCTTAATTGCAAATGCCTGTAATTGCTCGGAATACCTGTAAAGGTAACTGTATTTGTAGTGCTGGTAAGAGAAGCGGTAGCCAAAGAATCATAAGACCCAAATGGACCTGCGAAACCGCCGCCAGAGGCACCTTTTCCAAATCCAGCACCATAAGCCGCAGAAGCGCGACTAGCAATAATTGGCATAGCCGACTCCTTACGCGAACTTAGTTTGTGAGGCTAGGACTGTGAAAGCCGCGCTTCCTGTCTTGATAATAGTGTAAACATAAGAATCAATCGAAGATGCGTTTCCTGCGCTAAATGCTGTTCCTGTAATGTACTTAGGAGTAACTGAAGTACCGTCAATTGTGAAAGCGTTTGAGTAGTAGGCAGTTGAACCTTGTGTAACCAAGAAAACAATAGTGATTGAGTCACCAGTTGTCAGTACGGAGTTAAGGGTATTTGACCCATCCCCACGAACATTGAGAGTCCAGTTTCCTGAAGCGTTTGTTGTGTAATAAAGAACGCCTTGGGTGTTTGTATCAAAGTTTACTGTTCCAGTAGCCGCAGTTGCAGATACGGTTAGTCTTTCTTCTGGAGATTTTAGAATTGGATATGAAGAAACAGCGTTGTTAATTGTTGGACTTGTAAGAGTCTTATTTGTAAGAGTATCTGTTGAAGAAGTTGTAACAACATTTACACCCTCAACGGCAACAACACCTGCTGAAACTCTGGAAATTGTTGTATCTGTAGCATGACCTAACTCAACAGTACCAACTCCCAAAGCGGCAGAAGTTGAAGCAACTAAGCCAGTAATAGGCAATCCAGTTGTATTTGTGAGAGTTCCTGATGCTGGAGTTCCAAGCACAGGAGCAGTCATTGTTGGGCTAGTCAATGTCTTGTTTGTAAGAGTGTCTGTTGAATCACGAAGAACTACTTGACCCGTAGCATCTGGCAAAGTAATTGTGCGGTCTGCTGTTGGGTCTCCAGCGCTTAGAGTTGTCTCAAAAGCATCTGCTGTAGTTCCTTCAAAAACAATGGACTGATTGAAAGAAATCTGTAATCCGCTTTGCTGACCTGTAAAAGTAGCATCGCTAATTGTTGGTGCTGTAAGAGTTTTATTTGTAAGCGTGGCAACTGCATCGGCTGTTACACCAGCGCCACCGTTGGTTGTAATTGCCATATTATGCTATCTCACTTCCGTATGCGTTGAATGAGAAACTTGTAGATGATGCGTAGACTGTTATCACATCTGAAGCATCAATTGTAAGACCTAATGTATAAGCCGTAGTTGTATTTGCTTGAATAGTTGCATCGTAAACAACATAATGTTCAGTTGCTAAAGTCGCTCCATTTGGGCGAACTGCGATTCGATATGTGCCACTTGATGCCGCCTGATTACAGATGGTGATGGTTGAGATAACCGTCTGAGTTGATGCAGGGCAGGTGTAAAGCGTTGTGGCAGTAGTGGCTGATGGGTTTGATTGCCCAAGAACCTTGTAAGTAGTTGCCATGCGGTTATCCTCCGATGAGTAATAATGGACTAATGGTACCAGCCGAGTTATTTTGGGCTGTTGTAGCGCTTGCTGATGCTGAAGAAGCGTAACCTTGCGCCGAGGTTACGAATGATGTGATGTCTGTTCCTGAGATATTGTATGTAGCCGCAGTCAGGGCGGTGTATGTGGCAAAGGCTGTATCTAGTGCTGTGTATGTTGAATAGGCAGAATCAATGTACCAATATTGACCAGAGGCAGGGAACTTATCTGCTACTTGGTCAATAAGGACATCCAAAGCCGTAATGTTGGACTCAAGAGTATTCCAAGAAGTAAGGTCTACAGCCGCTACATAACTTTCATCTAAAGTTGGGTCTGGGCTAATATCTGCTAAATCTAGCGACCCTGAAGTGGTGTAAGGAATACTGATTTCATAAGTGCGCCCATTAGGAAATGACTCCTCAACGGTATAGACAAAAGGGTTAGGAACTACATCTGGGTCATTGGTTGCAGGTATGGAAACCGAGAAAGAACCTGAACTCAAAGGCACAACAACGCTAGATGGGGCAACCATCTGGTCATCTGTACCGTTACGCAATACCTCAGAAATGCTAAATCGAATTTGACCCTCAATTGGGGTGCCTTCAAAATCTACATAACTACCCGTGATTGTGACGGTTGTTAGATTTGGACCTAGAGCCATTACGCACCTACCAAGAAGAACAAATCAAATTTTTCAGCCACATAGGAATTTGCTGTATTCCTTGATGTGAGAGCGCTCGCTGTAGCCGTTGAAAGTGCAGTTGCGTTAGTCGCGGCGGCATCTGTAGCCACTTCCAACTCAACCAAAAGGGCGTTAGAAGCGGTGTATTCGGCTATGGGTACATACGGTTCAGCCATCTTAGACCCCCATCATCATCAACTGATTACTCGTAAAATTGGCAACTGCGCTCGCTGAATTTGAAGCCTCTGTTGCATAGGCAAGGGCATTGCCCTCGTATGTAGAGGCATTGACAACAATCTCTCTCCTACCGCTGGCGTTGTTGTAGCGGGTCAATAGAGCCTGATAACTGTCCACAGATACATAAGCGGTGGCATCAGCCTCAGAAAGCGCTGTAAGCAGGTCTGCAAGGTTCTGAGTGGTACCTGCAACGGAGATAGGTAGCGCAATCTGGAATGTACGACCAGAGGTAAAGTTTTCAACTATGGTGTAAACAAAAGGCTGGGGCGTTACATCTGTATCGCTGGTAACTGGCAGGGTAATAGTAAAAGAGCCAGTTGCATCCAAAGTCTTGACGATATGAACTGGCATAATGTGGACATTGAGAGTCTTTTCCTTGAGCATGGTCTGAGGTTCAAAAGTGATTGAGCCTCGAACTGGATTGCCTAGTAAATCCACATAGGTGCCAGCAACCGTTACGGTTGATAGGGATGCTGGTAGTGCCATGGTTTATGCGCCTTGACGGAACACATTTACGGTCTGTGTGCTTGAAGCAACCACGCCGTAAAGTTTTTCATCTGCTTGCATCTCCACAGTAAAGTCAATTCCAGCGCCTAAAGAATATCCGTATGAGGTAGTAGTTACGCCTTCTCCGCCTAAATAGACAGTAGCGCCTCCTGATGGATTTTGAACTGAAATAGTCTGACCGTCTTTGCCAGCATAATTTGAAGAAATTTGAGTGGCTGTTGTGCCTATTGAAACGCGTTCGTGTGTAATTGCCATAATGCTCCCTTAGAAAAAAAGAGGGTGACTCATTTTACTGAATCACCCCCTTCCCGATTACTTGGAGGCGACTGCTTTCTTCGCCTTTGGTTTTACTTCAGCCTTTACAGGCTTAATTTCTTCTTCGATAATTCTAATATAACGGCTATTTGCCAATGACTTTATATTACGCCACCCGCTCACATCAACAATGTCTCCGTGAGAAAGTAAACTGTCACCAACATTTATAGGTTTTAGAATTTCCGCTTTCATCAGATTACTTACGGTAGATAACTACTGCTGAAGATGAAGCGATTCGAGCAACGAATGTTGCTGAAGAAGCCGCCGCGATTGTCGCAGAACCTACGATTGTTGTTCCTGTTGCAGTTCCAAGAGTAAGAGCGTGAGTTGCTGAAGCAAGGTTAATTACTACGAACTCAAATCCAAGACCTGTTGCTGTAATAGGTTGAATAGCGGCAACAAGCGCTGTTGCTTCTGGTGCTGAAACTGTGCGACCAGTTGTAGGTGTTGCAGTAACGATTCCAGCAAGCAATTGAGCCGCTGTAATAGCCATTGAAGCGCCATCAGCGATGTTATTAACTGTAACATCAACTCCAAGGTGTCCGTTGATATAAGTATCATCTTGAACCTGAAGGTCTGTGTTTACAGTAAGCGCACCAACTGAAGCGTTTCCGCGTGTAAGACGATTTGCCATTTATTTTCCTTTGTCTAAGAAAGAAGGGGAGAGCCTTTTCAGACCCTCCCCTTCGCTCAACTTAATTAAGCAACGATTGATGACCAGAAGTAACCGAGGTCTGAACCGATTACCTTGTTATCAAATGCCATTTCCGCTTCGATGCGGTCTGACTTGATTGACTCCATACGGAACTGTGAAGTACCGATTGTCTGTCCGAGACCACCTGAAACACCTGTCCAAGCGAATGTGTAACCCGCTGATGGTGTAAGAAGTCCTGGATTTGGAGCCACATGGGTAAGAAGTGCGTTCTTACCAAATGCGAAGCCGTAAGCCTCTGTAGCACCTTCGTTGTTAGTAGCCTTAACAGCCTTTGCAACCATAACGCGTGGAATGTCAAACATTGCCGCGAGCATATCGGTTGTGATTGTCTGTGAAGATGTGTACTTAATACGGTCTACCAAGTCTGGGTGGTTCTTAAGTGACTTGAATACATCGTATCCGAGAACGAGTGTGTTTGCTTCCATTCCTGTGTTACCAAGAATCTCAGCCTTACCTGCTTCGATGTCAGCGATTGGGTCTGAAGCGGCATAATCTGACCACTTCTTAGCCTCACCTGTGCTTGGAGTTCCTGTAACACCTGTGATGTCGTCAGCCCATACGCCTGTTGTGAAGAAGTCTGTCACGAACTGAAGTTCGCGGCGGAGCATCAAACGGCGTGTAACAAACTCTGCTGATTCGCGGAGTGGGTTAAGTGGTGTGTCTGCGTTAGCAAGTGTCTGGTCGTCTACATCCTTGTGGAACGCGAAAACATCGCATGAATATGTTCCAGTTGAAAGGTTGTAACCTCCACCAGCAGATTCAGTTCCTGGCGCACGGCGTTGAGCCTCGTCACGGAACCAATCGTTCTTTGTATAAGTGAAATACTTATCAGACTTCTTATCAACAGGGATTACTGGGAATACCTTGTCGGCAATGAAGTTGTCTTGATTCTGTAAATAAGCAACAGAAATGTTTGTGAGAATAGCATCAATGTGAACGCTATTGATATTTGGCTGTGGCATTTTTAGTTATCCCCCTTAAGACGCTCTGCCTGGATTAGCGCAGTTTACGACTGCTGTGACGATGTTTCCATCTGCCGCAGATTCAGTTAGTAGTGTTCCGACAACATACTTTGTTGTATCGGTTCCAGCGACAAGAGCAACTGCCTTGCCTGTTGAACCTGTTCCAACAAGTGCGCCTTCGCCAATTGCGGCTCCAGCAACAATCTTTGTTCCTCCGACAATAAGCACTTCTGCTTCCTGTCCTGAAGTTGGTGCGTTCTGAAGAACTCCAACAGGAATATCTGTTGCGGCGGCGCAAGCAACTGCTTGACCACTTGAGTTAATTTTCACGAAGTTGTACTGCAAAGCGGAAAGGTCGGCACCTGCAACGAGGGTGACCTTTACCGAGTAATTACTGAATTCGTATGCCATGTTTAAGCACCCTTTTCGTTTCGGTATTGGACATAAAGTTCAGGATTGGAAGATGCAACATTAGCGAACGCTTGTTCGAAAGATTTTGCACTTCCTTCCTCAACTGCCGACTTTGCCATTGCGGTCATACGACCATAGGCATCGCCTGTAGTGAAGTCTGCTGATTTCCCGATTTCAGCAAAAATGTTTGCTGATTCAGCCTGAGCATTTACAGATGTGAGGATGTCCTCTACTGATTTTGCTAGGTCTGCATCAACTGTGGACAAACGGCGTAGCGCTGGTCCAACCTTCTCTGCATCAAGATTCAAATTAGCGAATCCCTTTGCCTTCTCAATTGCTTCAGCATCAGCCTTAGCCTCGCGCTCCTTACGGAGTTCTTCGGTTGCTGTTTCTGCTTGCTTCTTGAAATCTTCAATCATTTTGACGACTGACTCAGGAGCAGACTTAAGAAATTCATCTGCCACGGTCTCTGACTTTGCCATCTCATCTTCAGACTCTTTACCTTCGAGTTTGACAAGTTTCGCTTGGAGTTCTGCAATCTTCTTCATTGCTTCTTCCATAGTCATTTCAGCCTTTTCAACTTCTGCAACTTCTTCAGTTGTTTCTGTTGCTGGGGCTTCGACCTGCTCATCAGTAGCCGCGGGTGTTACTTCAGTCTGTGTATTATCAGACATGATTTCCTCCTCGGTGAGCGATTCGTCTAAGACTCTCTGAACTTCAGATTCATCGGCTGATTTCATAACCAACCAACCTTCATGTAGATGTGCAGGGTGGTCTACTCCAGATGTTTCCTCAATGACTAAATTCGCCATTTTGCGGGTACGAGCCAACATTCACTCCTAACGAAAAGTGCCTACCTAATCCAGTATGGACTGGTAGATAAACACGGGTCTTGACAAGCATAAGAATAACACAGGTGTAATTTCACCCTTTTTAAGAAGAAATCAAAATCCTCAAATTAACCAAGGCGGTTATCAAATCTTCAAAAGCCATCATTGAGAATGGATTTTCGCTCTGCCAAAATCGGGCAACTCGGAAGTGATAGTCGCCTTCGCCCATCTCGCTCCAGACAAAAAAGACCTGAGAATCGTTCGGCAACTTGGCTACTATCCCAGCAAATCTTGGGGTTGTAGAGACTATGTTTACCTCTAAACCCATACCTCGCAATATATTGATGGTGTCATCAATAATGCTCATTTACTTAGGATACCTCTGGCTAGGCGTAATGCGGGATGGGCGCAGGATGTCCATGTCATCCATCCATTTTGGGTCATCAGCGTTTAATTCTTCGTATTCTTCTTCTGAATCGTCATTATGACTATGAAGTTTTTTAGGCAAATTTCCATAATTCTTTGGCTCGGACTCATCTTCGCCCTCAGAGTCATCTGGGTTATACTTGCCGTTAGCCCATGCTCCGTGGGAACTTTGGTCGTGGCTACCGTGTTTTTCAACAAGGCTTTTATTTAATGTGGACATTTTATGTCCAACTAAAGTTTCTGTTTCTTTCCCGTCTTTGTAAATACGGATAAGAACTGCTGGGTCATCTTTCTCAGCCTTGATGCTAAATGATGATTTTGGAATACCAAGAACGCCTGAACGCATGATATGTTCAACTCTGCCTCTTGCTGTTCCACCTGAAGATTGCCATGAAACCATATCGCCATTTTTTAGAGATTTAGCCTTTTCAAATTTAACTGCATAGTCAGTAAGATTAACTGGCTTTGAATCTCCATCATTGACAACAATGCCCATTATTTTACCTTCGGCTTCTTTTTCTTAGGATTCATAATTGTATCAATGTGGACATCATTGACTCCTGGACCATCTTCTTTTTCAACTTCTTCCATATCAACATAAAGGCGCTCAGCCTTGCCGCCGATTGAATAGCCAAGAATCTTTCCAGACTTAACTAAATCCCACGCCCAAGGTTCCCAAATAACGCCAAGGAATACGGTGTTTGGCGGGTAGGTATGGTTTACATCAATGCCAGTCATCGTCTGGATTGGAACTGTTAATTCATAAGGGAACGCCATAACTTCGACCCATTCACCTGCGACTACATCGCGGTTATGCTGGAGACGGATACGGCGGTCATTGCTCTTTACATAATCCCAGACTGCTCTCTGCAACTCATCTGAATCTGTCCATTCACCGTGAGCATCAATACGGTCTGGGATATACATGGCTCCGAGTGTGTAGCGCTTGGCTTCTTCTGCCTTAGAGACTTCATAAGCCCCAATGCTCTTTGTGAGTGCAAAGGCATCAGGGAATGACTCTTGCGCTAGAGACTCTGTAATTTCTTCATAATCGCCTTCGCCCATAACTAGATAGGCAGAGATGTTGCGCGTTGGTGTCCAGCCTTGTGTCGGATACCAGCGTTCTTCATTGATTATGTCGAAGCGATACAGGTTAAACGGTACGCCTCTACTCATCTTTACGAAATATCTCATGCTTGTCCTCCTCTCTTGAGGGTTATATTACCAACTGGGGTTGATTTAATCAAGCCAGCCTCTTGAGCGGTCTGGAATGTCTGTAGGACAAGCGCTCCAGTAGACAAAATAGTTGCATAGTTGGCTGGGCGACTCACGCCCTTGGCAATCTCAATCATCTGATTCCACATACTCAAGCGGGTCGAATCGTTCAACTCGACCTGATAAGCCTTATAGATTGGGTGGGTTCCACCCTTGCCCTCTTTGTGTTCAAATGAACTTGGGGTATGCAACTGAATCTCTACCTCAATGCCGTCTTTCTTAGCCTTGATATTGACTCCATCGTAAGGGTCACCAGACTGCCAGAAGTTCTTAACTCGCAATTTGAAGCCAGATGCCTCAAGAGCCTTGACTGTTGAATCAAGGGATTGAGCGTAATTCTCATCGCCTACCTTTAGGGTGTAGCGAACTGCATCAGAGACGGCATCAGCCGCTCTTGACCTATCGCCATCAAATTCTGCAACTGCATCGCTGTCAATCTTGCGAGCCAATGAATCTGTTGATTTAACTCTTTGTTCTAATTGAACAAATTCTCCACCAGCATTTTCCTGAATGGTTTTCATCAGTTCTGTAATTTTTGGCTCAACTGCAAGCGCTCTTTCTCGGATGCGCTTTGCCTCGGCAACTGCTTCGAGTGACCATTTTCCTTGAGGTTCAACATCTGGCGCTAAAGCAGGAACATCACCTGTCGCACCTGTAGCCCAAGCGCCATGAGTCTTTTGGTCATGTTCGCCATGTTTTGCAAGAGGTTTCCATGCTAAAGATTTCTTTGCTGGCTCTTTTGCATCAATGGACTGACCTTCAAATCCATTATCTGCCGCCCATTTCAACGAGACATCTAACGCTTCTTTTGCTGTAACTGAAAGTCGGTAAACAGGCAACTCGGTGCCAGGATTATCAAATGCAAATGCAACTGAAGCGCCCCATGTGTGGTGTCCATCAATTACAAATCCATCACTAGAGATAAGGATTCGCTCATCTTTTGGAATCTTTCCATCTTCGCGGAACTTCTCATAGATAGCGCCAGAGCGAGATGCTGAGATTTCTTTCTGAATAGGCTTGAGAGTTAGCGGGTCTACCTTCTCTTTTTCTGCTGTGATTCCTTGTTCGCTTTCAATCTCAGATAAGAAACGAGCGCGTTCTTTTCCAGGAATCTGTGGCATATCAGCACGGGCAATTCCCATTCCCTCATCCCCATAAAGCAAGGTTCCCTCAACGCTCAACTCGGTCAGGTCTGGGTGGTCTGTTCGTTTTGATGCTTTCATCAAGAAAGCAGAAACATTTTCTTTTTCAACTGTTGGGTGTCCACCAGCCAAGATTTCATCAGCAATTCCATCTGCCCATGAGCCATGGGTTTTCTGGTCATGCTTGCCCTGATTGTGCTTTTCAATTTTCTTATCATCTTCAGCAACTAGAGACTCAGCCCAAGCGAATCCTGCATCTCCGCCCCAAGCATCCCAAGCAACTCGACCTGCACTTGGAAAGCCCTTTTCGCCTTGGCTAAATCCAACTGCGTTCTTATCAACCTCATGGCGCGAGAAGAATGACTTCATGCGCTTAAGTGTTGCCATAGTTACTTGCTCACCTGAAGCCAACTGGTTAGCGCGAGCGCGACCAACTCCAGTAAATCCACTTCCAGCCTTGCCTTCGCCAATCCAATCGAGCGCTCTACGAGCCGCGCTACGAACTGCCTTCGGAGGTGTAAATGTTTCCGCTTTCTTAAACTGGTGCATCTGGGCTAGGCGATTTTCAGCCTCAGCCTTGGTGTCGTATGTGCCAAAAGGTCGCTTGCCTTCTTCATCGTAAACAGTCCATTTCCCGTTTTCACGGCGAATCATTTTGTTTACTTCTTCAACTTCTTCAAGGCGCATTTCGTACCCAGTAGTAGTTAAGAAAAGTTGCACATTGGCAACTGATGAGCCTGTTGATTTAATAACTTCTTCTACCATCTCAGCGGGTAGTGAGCCTTTGAGAGATTCTAGGTTTGCTCCCTTGAGAGTATCTACGAGAATCTCAAACTCATCCCACGCATCATTGGCTGGGGCTTCTAAGCCACGGCGCAACATCTCATTGATTGCTAAGTGGTGGACTTCCAATACCTCTGGGGTGGCTTCAGACTTATGAAGGCGTTCGTGTAGAGCGCGTAGTTTATCCGCGCTAAGTTCTACGAGTTTAGGAGCAATATCCGCCATGTGTACATAGTAGCGGATTGATTTTTAACCCTTATTCAGATTTTTTAAGTATGGTTTGAATCTTGTCGGTAAGCGCAATTTCGTCTTGGTCGGATGAACCTGTGTCCGAGGTGAACTCCGTAACGGCAGACCACTCACGCCATGCCTTTTGAATTTCTCTTAACTTTGCATCTCTACTCATAATTATATCCTACCACCTTTAGTTATTCGCTGGGGCTGGAGCAGGTTTCTCGCGCCCTGTTCCGTCATAAACCAAGCCATCACCATCGCGGTCAATTGGACCTGCAAGGAGGCTACGACCCTCAGCGGTGAGAGGTTTTACATACTCAACAGCCAGTCCATAAAGACCTGCCTTGCCAAGCCAAGTCGGTCTCCCTTGCCAATCCTTACGCCTATCGTAACCAATCATGGTGAATTCAGCAGGGAAAGGAAAGTCTGGCTCTTTCATGTCTCTTACCCTGCCCGTTGATTTATCAACCATTCTGTCGTAGATTGAATTGAATTCATCAATATCTGCTTGTACAAAGAAATCTGCTGGTGCGTTACTAATTACATTCTCAAAACGCTGTTTAAGGTTAGTTGCTGATGTTGCAATATCATCAGGATTAAAGTCATAGCCAGCATTAGCCCAATGGCGAGCGCCATCTTCAAGACCAGCAAGAACTCTTATGTAACCAAATCCTCTATGAGTAAAGAAATCTTCGGTTTGTTGAATAAAGGCTTTTCCAAAACCTGTTCCTCTATGGTCATCATCCATCTGCAACCATTTATGCTCAACCGCCCAGACTCCCGTTGTTTCATCTTTGAAAAAGAGTCTTTCAAACTTTCCTACCGCGTTCTCGCTTTCGTCATAAACCCAACCCTCAACATACATCTCGTAATCTTCACTCATTTTTCCAATGCCAGTAATTCTTGATTCAAGAGTTTTTTCATTGCCATCTGAATCTTTATATGTATGTTCCATATTGAATACTTCTTCAAAAAATGGTTTTAGGGCTTCAACTGAAACTCCCTTTGCTTCTCTAATTTTTTCATCGTATGTATCACGATGAATTTCAATATAAGCCTTAATTCTTTCTTCTGTGACCCTATCGGTCATCTCATCAATTTGTTCTTGGCTAGGTGGTCTATCGTTCAATGCTTCATAATCGCTAATTTCTGCCGCAACATAATTTTGAATAGCCTGTTCAACAAGCGGATAGGTATTTTCATCGTTCAAAAGCATTTCTCGCAATTCATCATCAGTTACTTGTGATTTCTCCCAAAGAGCATCTAAATCTTCAAGCGCTGGTCCACGATTCTCCCATTCAGCAATACGGGCTTTTTCTTCATCGGTATATCCAGCGGTAGCCCATGAACCATGGCTTGCTTGGTCATGCTGACCTTCAAGATGTTTTAGGATAGGGATTAGACCTGCTTGAAATTTAATGACCCTATATTGCTTCTCAAATGTTTCTGGAACTTCCCAGAATTCTTTAGGTAGAAGCGCTACTTTCTGCTCGGCAAACCCCTGACCGCGTGTGTTGTACCAAGAATTCTGCCCGCGGGTTTCTGTCGTAAGCGCTCCGCGAGCGGTCTCTGTAAACATCTGTGAGTGGTGAACCCAAGCGGATTCTTCTCCATCTTGACCAAATCCACGACCAGTCGCGGCGTGTCCAAAGAAATCGTGAACTGCTCGGAACTTGTCATTCTGCTCATCGGTAAAGAATGGATGAGAACCTGTAGAGGCTGTTCTTAAAACTTTTAAGGTTCCCTTGCTTGCATCAGCAAACATCTCTCGGGAAGTTTTATATGGGTCTGCATCTACGAACTCAACCTTAATTCCCATAGTCTTTGTCATGTATTCGAACTGGGCTTCTACCTCTGTAGCAAGGGCTTCATAGGCTGGAAATGCTTCTTCCTGAACCGTAGGCAACTCATCGTAAGCATCGGCAATACGCGCCGCCCTTGCTCGGTTAGCAACTGTCTTTTGATAATCAATGGAATCATCTTGCTTGATTCCTGCTTTGAAGGCGTACTCTTTCGCGCCGTCTCTTGCTGACTTAACTGAATCTGGACCAAAGCGACCAGATGCCCAAGAACCATGTGTGGCTTGGTCATGCTGACCCTCTAAGTGTTTTTCTACGCCTTGGTATCTTCCGAGGCAGACATGGGGCGATTCTTCTCGATTGCGTTGAGAATCTCCTCTGCGAAGGCTCGCTTCTGCTCTGGAGTCATTTGATTGACGGGGATTGGAACTTCCACCATCAACGGCTTTTCTTGTTCTGTCATCTTCCTCATCTTTCATGTAGATATATTCATCATTGTCAATATCGTAAATAGATTGTTGGTCATTTTTGAAACCAGCGCGAACTCCTTCACCTCTGGTGTCATAACGGCGTGAGACATCAAGGTACACGGTTCCTTGGTCTTTTACAACCCATATACCAAAATAGGCTCCGCGCTCGCTGAGTGCATCTGCGTTCTTTTCGATGTAATCCAAAAGAATCTTTCGGCTACGGTCTCGGCTTGAGAAGAAATCATCGTAGGAAACTGTTTCCTCAGCCCCAGCGTTGGAAGCCATGTACCCGCTAGTAGGTTCGTTACGACTAGAAATATCTAGGCTGAATCCAGTTACGCCCTTTTTGCCTAGGCGGTCAATAATTCCAGTAGCAATTGTGGCACCCGTAGCCCAGTTTCCGTGCGTTTTCTGGTCATGCTCACCATGCTTTTTTACGGCTTGAATAATCTCGACATCTTCAAGAACGGTTCTGAATTTACTCATTTATCCACCCTTTGAAAAACTGCAACCTTATCCTCAGACCCTATACCTCTTTTGTACCCCAAAAAAAGCAAATCCGTATTGCGAGGTAATAGAACTTCTTTCTCTCTGTCTGAGACTGAACTCGTATCATTGACGGAGGTTCGATAAAGGTCTACTGCGATGCCCTTACCGCTTTTGGTTGGGCTTGGAAGAATAACGGCAACGGTATCAGGCGTGTCATATATTTCGCCAAGCGCATCCCTAGCATCCGTATCTTTGGTCAAATCTATTCGTGTAGTTGATAAGAAACCTTTATCTCGGAGAGTATCTCCTGGAGTTAGTTCTCCCAAAACAAAGTTATCTACGATTCTATAAAGGGTCTTGTCTCCGAACATATCTGGAGCCTTGTCAATCAAAGAATCTAACCCATCAACCTTCTCTTGAAGGAATTTTATTTCGTAAGAATCTTCAAAACCTCTTGGGTTGCGAAGAAATGCGTTTATATTTTTATATCCCTCTTGAGAATAACTATCAATAGCATCATGCTCAAAGGTTTCAACTCCAACGATTTTGCCGTCTCTGTCTACTCCATAGCGCTCGCTATAAACCATCAATGCTGGGTCATATTCAGATTCTTCATCGAATGTGCCTAGGGTTAGTAAATCTGGATAGTTCTCACTTAATGCCCAGTTACCATGAGTGGATTGGTCATGTTCTTGGTGCTTCTCCACAATAAGGGTAAGCCCCGCATCAGAATCGTATTGAAATCTCTCTAGGCTCATGGAATCAACTCTACATCCCAGACCTTGCCACGGATAGCAGTAACTTTGAATTTGCTACCACGCGGTAATAAGAATTCAGCCTCATTAGCGTTTCTATCCCAGTTTTCTTCACTTTGGTCTTTATATCCAGAAGAAAAAATTCCTTTGCTACCCGCTGGTAATCTCAAGCGCATTGCTAAACCTTGATACATACTACCTGATGTTCCGAATTGCTGAGCAACTCCAGCATCAAGAGTGGTGGAGACATAACCTTTATCTTCAAAGACATCGCCTACTGTTAATTTTTCAAAGAAATTTAATCCGTTGCCTTTGATGCCTCGATAGGCAATAACTTCTTCTCTCAAAGGCGGGGCTGTCTCTATTGCTTTATCAAGGAACTCAATAGTGTCCTTAAAAGACCTCTCGCTTACCTGTGGGTCTCTAAGTGCATCATTTAGGCTATAACCAAGAGCGCTTTCATATTCACCAATTGCTCTGCGAAATTCTGGATACTTTTCTTCCGTGAATCCCTCTTTGCGCTGGCTTAAAAGCATTTCCTCAAAGTAAGCATCACGCTCTTTCATAGTGCCGAATACCTTCATCTCATCGGAATACCATTGAGCCAAATCATCATAATTTCCAGATGCCCAATTACCATGGGTAGATTGGTCATGCTCGCCATGCTTAAGAACATCGCCTTCATAGGGCGCAGGAATAAACATTGGGTCTATAGGAGGCTCAACGATTGTGTATTCAAAATCTTTATCCAAGAGGAACACCCGCCTCTCTATAAGCCTTTTCAAGACCAGCGGCATACTCTGGACTGATTACTTTGCTTGCCATATAAATATGATTTTTTGCGAACCCTACTCCGTGACCTTCGTAACGGCTAGTTGCGCTTATCGCTGTAGCGTAATGGGCAAGTTCGTGAAGAATTACTGGCTCTGCTTGTGAATAACCTTTATCCATAGCCAAAGCGCTATATCCAACTCCACCTTTTGTTCCGATTGAATATTGACCAGCGGCACCCATGGCACGAAGGGATACCTTGGGAGTGCCTACTACACCGCCATCACCAAATGCTTCTATAAACCAATCAGCAGAAGTTACAGCATTAACATAGTCTTGAACTCCAGCCTTTGTTCCGTCAAGATGTCTTACACCTGTTGTAGATTTTATATTGCGTGTTGATTCCCGAGACCACTCATCAAATGCTTTCGAATATGCTTTGTAAGCCTTATCGTATTCGGCGTTAGTTTGGAACTCTGTACGGCTTGGCGGAAATGGTTTAGGAATATCTCTTTGTACATTTGGCTGAAAGCGTTCTTCGGCATCGTAAATCTTACGCACTAAACTGTCTGAGGTGCCAGATTGAAGTTCATAGATTTCTCGATGAGCCAATCCGTTACCGCCTTGTGGGGTTCCTGTAGCCCAGTTTCCATGGCTTGATTGGTCATGCTCCTGATGTTTTTGCATATCCTCTAAGTCATCATGGATAAAAGGCATATTGTTGAAAAGGAAGAAGAATTCATTTCCAAAGTCTTTTGCCTTTTGAACTGTATGAGGCTCAACCATTTTTACCTCTATGACTGTAAATTCTTTGCCCTCTTGTTTAGTCCAACTTGAGAGAGCGCCGCCTGACCTATCTGGCGTTAATTTGAAAGTAGGAGTCTCTAAAGATTTGTAGTTTCCACTTGTGACTGCTTCGTAGGCTTTTTTTGCATATTCTGGGCTAAACCTTGTTTTGTCAAAAGTAGCAATTTCATAATAGTCTGGGTATTGAGCATCCCCAGTAGTTTTTCTAGGTTCAAATATGCTTCTACTCCAATAAGGAGTGGAAACTGTATTTATAGAAACAACTTCAAACTTACCGCTGGTGATTACTTCATAGTCTTGAGGATAGGTACTATTTTCTTTCTTGAGCGCTACGCCTTTAGCGCCTTCCTGAATTTTCATAACAACGCTTCTTTTACCAGCGCCGACCATATCCGCCGCATACCAAGTTGCAACACCCAAGGAGCGAGTTGCTGATACCAATGGCATATCAAAAGTATCCCCAGGCTTTGTGGAAAGTAGGGCATCTAAATTTGCTTGGTCTTGCTCGTCATTGGACTCATACATTCCTCGATAAAGTGCTGGTTGGGGTCTGCCATTTGCAATTGCATTTAGCATCCCCTTTGCTTCATCACGACTTGGTTTACCCCAGCCTCTATCCATCATGTAATTCAAATAGCCACCTTGGTCAAAAGGTGTTTTTGGAACTTCAAGACCTAATTCTTGACAAGCGTATTTTCTAAATAGAGCAATAAAGTTTTGTCCATCTGGACCGTGTTCCCATGCTTCCCATGCTTTAGCGGTCATGCCTCCAGCGTTTTTAGGACTATCTGGGATTGGGTCTAATGGATTCCAAGTATCTAACTCTCCACCTGTAGCCCAGTTACCGTGAGTCTTTTGGTCGTGAGTGCCGTGCTTCCGTACGGATTGTTCTTGCCCATAAAGTTGCCCCCACTCATAACCCGCAATGACTCCTTCACCCCAAGGCATAAATTGAGTTCTTCCGTACTTGTCGGAAAACTTCTGCGCTAGATGCGTGGATGCTGGGAGGATTGTTTTCCCCCAAAAGATAGCGTGTTCGGGATAAGTAGAATAAAGATTTTCCAATACTCGCGTTGCGTTTCCTTTTCCCTCGTCATACGAATCTATAGAGTTGATATCAAGTCTTTGAGAACCTAAATCAACAAAATCCACAGAAGCCAAAATTTTACCTGTTTCATCTTTCATAGTAATTGAGCCTCTACCGTGTTCAAAAGAAAAATTACCATCGGTTGCCCAACTGCCGTGGGTTTTCTGGTCGTGGGTGCCATGTTTGAGGACTGGGATAAGCCCAGGCTGGAATTTGATTACTTTCATTTAGTGCCTCTATCTGGAGGCAAGATTACGAAGGTGCATCTGCAATTAGGGTGGACTATGGGCTTCTCCAGCCCGATAGAGAAGGTTCCAAGCCAAGGTACTACTTCTCCATTCAAAGGCGCACAAATGTCGCAGGTGCGCTCATCTGGGGCTGTAATCCACATCTTCAATGTCGCTGGGTCAATGTATCCCGCTTCATCGGCTTGGTTGTAGCCTTCCATGCGCCCTTCGTTTTGGGCTATCTGAATCTCTGTACGGGCAATTGTCTTAGCGCGAGCGCTCTTGAGACGGTCTGCATAAGAGGTAGCAGATTTCTGTGCGCGTTGGATTGCTGTAGCCTCTTTGATGCCAGACTTGATGAGACGGTCTAATTCACGATTCTCGAACTTTCGAACTGCATCAGCCCACTTTGGATGCAAACCAATAATGTTTTTGATTCGAACGGCTGTTCGCCTTACATCAATTCCCTCATTGAATGAATCAATAATTATCTTGCGGATTGCCTCGCGTGTGAGGTTATCAATGCTGGTTACCAACTGCCCCGCTCTACGCTGTGCGAAGGCAAGGGAATTAGGGTTTGTCTTATTGAAAGAAAGGCTAAAAGAGATTGGCTCTGGATTGACTCTTGCCCAATTAGGAATCTTTGTGAAATCCATATTAGCCATGGCTTCTGGGTTAGCAATTTGAACTTGTGTGGGCAGAAATGCTGGCAAAGCCAAGGCTGGGGCAATATCTCGTAGCCCCTTGATTGCTTCTTTTCCACCTAAGTCAATGATGTTGAGCAACTGCGCCTCAATCTTAGGAGCATCTCCATTGACAGAAATTGCTCGGAGCAAGCGGTCTAAAGTATCGGCATCAAGTCGCCCAAGAATACGAGCCAACTCATCCACCTTGATTTTATCCGTTGCATTACGGATTGCATTGACCAGAACCCGAGCCATTGCCGCTTCTTCAGCGGTTAGAGGATTTCTGGAGCCATCTGAGCCAGAGCCGAACCTAAGTGCCATGCTCTACTCCAAATCGCCGTCTAGCGGTTCCTGTCCTTCTGGAATGTCCAGTCCTTCTTCCAAAGATGGCGGTGCATCAAATTCTTCTGGTGCTGTTCCTTCTGGCATTGCAGGAGCGCCGTAGGCTTCATTGCCATCATGCTCAGCAGGTGGTAATCCAGCCAAATCACGGAGATAATCTTCCAACTTAGGGTCTGGCATAAGTACACCAGCGGTTGCTAACTTGGTTACGAAGTCTGAAATCTCAGTCAAATCAACATGGCTTACTTCTCCGTAGGTCAAGAATGGAGCGCGTGAAGCATCCATTCCATTAAGTTTTAGAAGGCGTGGAATCGCATATTGATTAAATACTTCGGCAATATTTTTAGCGATTGAATCAACTGCCATTGACCACAAATCCATCTTGGTTGAGCCAAGAGCATAAGAACCTACACGGTCAGAGCCAAGAAGAATAAAGTCTGAAAGGATTGACATAGACATACGCTGGTCATAGCGCTGAACAATCTTGTCTGTATCGAACTGACGAGAACCGCCTGAAGATAAGAGAACTAGGTCGAACTGCTTATGTCCTGCATCATCGTAAAGCGTTGGGAATACAACACCCTCTTGCTCATTGCGCTTGATAGATGTAACAATGTTTTGAACTGTTGCTAAAACATTTGCTTGCTCGGCTGTAGCCGCACTTGATAGGTACTCAGGAGGTACATAGGCAACTGGCAAACCTGCAAGGTCGCGCTCGATACCGACTGCTTCGATTTCTTCAATACGGCGCTTGAAGAACCAAGGGCGATATGCGTTACGAAGGATTGAGCGACCTTCTGGGTTATTTTTAGCCGTGGTTGTACGGAATAACAAAGCCTTTTCTATAGGGATGATGTGAGTGCCACCCGATGATGGGTCGGTCTGCTCCATCGCTTGAATTCCACCGCGCTCGTCAATCTGCCAGCGGAACAAAGTTTCTTGAGAGCGGATAGGCAACTTGCGCCATCCGATTTTATTATCTGTGTGCTTAGAACGCTTAGATGGGTCTTTTGCCTCTGGACCTGTACGGACTTTGTAAACAATTTCGTTATAGGAGTATCCATAAACGAGCATTGAAAGAATTTGTGAAAGTGTTTGGTCCCATGAATCTGACATATCGTGCAAGCAAGAATCAATAAACGCCGCGACTTCTTCATCTTCAGGCTTCACATCGCCATCTTCAGAATTATCTGAATATGGGTCTACGCGCCACTCAAGACGAGTAATAACCTTTTCAATCGCATAAAGCATTGACCCGATTGTTGGGTCATTGTCAGCCATTTCACGATAAACGCGAGCGCCACGAAGCCCACGAAGATTGACTAAGAATTCTTCGTAAACCGTTCCACCTGAACGGCGTAGCCCAGTAGAGCCGAGTTCCTGTAAATCTGGCTTTTCTGCCATTGCTTCCCTCTACTCTTTAGATGCTAGTCCGACAAGAATTTTGATTGCCTGTTCTTCGTTAAACCCTGCGCCCTGCAACTCCAAGAATAATTCATGTGTCTGCACAGCGAAAGCACCGAGAACGGACATGACACCATGGCGGTTTAAGCCAGAGTAGTCATCTTCCACCCAATGATTTTAGCATTAAGTGAATTTTGTACTTATTCTCCGTCTAAGACAAATTCCTTGCAGTTCATACGCATGGTAGTGATTTCTTTTGCAAAGGCGCGAGCCATGTCTTTTGTACCCGCTTGAGCGTACATACGATGTTCTGTCTGCTCGCCAAGTGAATTGAATGACCGAAATGAAATCTTAAAAGGCAACTCATGGGATGTCTCGGTCAATTCGATTTCTACATAATCGCCCACATCAATCTTGTGCGATACGAACGGTCTACCAGATTTGGATACAACGACTTTAGCGCCAGCAATAGTGCTAACGAAGTAATCAGTCCAAGCCACGATTTTCCCCTTTCATAAGGAAATTATTAACCCCTATCATACTATACGATGGTTAAAAAGGCGCAACATCCGAACCGAATGGAGCGCTCCAAGGGTCAGGCGTGGATGGATTAAATGAGGCATCTGTGCGCTGGACAACGCTTGCGGTGGTTACATGGCGCTTAAGGTCAATTCCAACATTCCATGCGGTGACGGCAATCTTTGAGCGCTTAGCCCCTGTTGCCTTGTCATCCCAATTCTCTTGAACTGCGGTTCCGACCACAATCACGGACATTCCCTTTTGAACTGAATCGGCTACATTCTCTGCGGTCTTACCCCAACATTTAATATCCCAAAATGTTGTATCGGTGTTTTCCCATGAGCCATCGGCTTGCTTAACTGATTTTGATGATACGACTGTAAAGGTTGCAATTGCTTTTCCACTAGGGATAACACGCAACTCTGGGTCGGCTACTACATTTCCCGTTATAGTTAATTGAGTCATTTGATTTTTCCTTCGGTTATAGGTATCGGGATGATATTTAGTTTTGTTCTCATGCTTTGTCTTTCTCTGGCAGAGGTTCCTCCCCAGATTCCGACTACTGTGTAATGTAACGCGTAGGTCAGACATTCTTGTTTCCAAGGACACCTGCTACACATTGCCTTTACTTTTTTATTCTCCTCCGTGATTTTGTTCTTGTCTGGAAAATAAAACTCTGTATCAATCTGCGAGCAAATCGCTCCCTCGAACTGCCACGGTTTCAACACTAATAAATACTTCTCTCTCCTCATTGACAATCAGCGGATATGGGGAATTAGGAGATAACCTAGCCAATAAATTGCCATTACGCCATACCTTGCCACCAGCAATTCCATCGTAATTAGAACTCTCTGGCTTTACTAAAGAGTCACACTCATTCCAGAATTTACAGTTTCGGCAATACTGCAACCCAGGCTGGGCAAGGTCTAATTGATATTGGTCAAAGAGCCACGGGTCTGAATTGCGACAAGGCGCGTTATCAATAAACTCTAATAAACTCATGGTGTAAATACTAGAGTTAGTTATTCGAATTGTTTGTGATTTGACTCTCTTGGCGTGTCGCTAATTCGCCATATCTTTCAACTAGGAGTTTCTGGAGAAGTTCCAGTCTCTCCTTCTCCGTCATCGTCATCGTCAAAAAGGTTGTCCTCTCCCCATGTATCTATCGCGTGATGCAGTAATCCTTTTTGTCGCCAATCAGGTTGCTGGTCATCTGCCAAAGTAGTTGTCCAAAAACCGTTAGCGGTTCCATCTGTCCATTCCGCTACCAAGACCCAGCCAGTACAAATGGCTGGGTCAAGGAAAGCAACTCTGGCTATATCAGCAAGAGCGTTATCTATCGCGGAAGGTTTTTTCTGTTCTTCATCCATGCGCCCACTCTAGTACCAAAGATTTTGGTGCCAGAAGGAATTTGCATTGCATGGCGTGTCGTAGCGAGATTGGATATAAAGAAATCCTCTTTCAATCTGGCGCTCAACCGTAGTATCTGGGTCGAGTCCTAGAATCTGAGGAATTCCCCCTGCGTGAAGTCGCTCGCCATTTTGATAAACAGGTTGCTTGTTATACGCATTTGGTCTCCAATTTGATTCGCCAGTCCACAAATCAACGAGACAAGCCCATTGCTTAGGTGTATCCCAGCCAAATAAAGCCAACTGGGTTTTGGCGTATGCCTTCGCCGCATCTGGTGTTCTTTCAACCAGAACTGGCTTAGGTGGTTTTACTGGTTCAACTATCTCAACTGCATTTGCCGAAGGGTCTCTTGGCATCTGAAGCGGATTGGTTGTAATCAGTAATGCGCTGATTAGCGCTATGTGAATCGGTTTTAGCGAAAGTTTTCCATAAGTACGCATATTCCTCCATGGTTCGGAGCGAACGATTCGGCGTTACTGGATGTAACGAATCCCTGTCGTCAGTATCGGACTGACCTCGCTTTTGAGGTGTAGGTAGTTTGCGACCTGAATCAAAGGTAGCAGATTATTCTGTGATTACAAATTAAGTGGGGTAGTAAATAAAAAGGTGTTCGGTAGGGGAGCCAACACAATGCCAGTCTATGAGAGAGGACAGACAGCATCGGGCAATCTACCCTACCGAACTTGGGTACCCGAGAAAAATGGTACACCAATTGGGT